AATGATTTACCGCTTTTAGGACTACCGAATATTTGCATTAACGATTCTTCTTCGCAAACGTCTTTTATTAGCCATTTAGGATTAGTTACCTCACTTAAAACCTCATCTGCACGCCTAAATGTAAGTGATCCCTTTTCCTTCTTTTCTTTTACTGTTTCTATATATTTAGTTAACGCATTATGCGTAAAGTCACCACGTTCAGCAGCATCCCATAAATCATCTTTATCATTAAAATATTCTGGTGGCTGTATTACTTTTACTTTACAGCCATTTAACTTTAATTCTTTAGCTATTTCATTAGCACATTTAATACCAGCTTCATCGTTATCAGCCCATATATGCACTGTCCTTGTATATATAGCCGACCAATCTGTTTTGTTCCATCCTGTAGCTCCTCCATGCCAACAACAAACATCATAATCATAAATACGTTCAGCTCCCCTCATTGCTTTTTCACCTTCATTTACAATTACAGGCTTATCTGGATGATTATTAGTTATATATAGTGGTAATAAACCATTAGGTCTTTTCATAGACCAAGTGCCATTTGGATTTAAGCTAAATGGTGCATATTTCATAGGTAAATTTGCATTACGCAACACCATAAAATTATCAGCATATTTAACTTTTATTTCTGATTGTCTATATAAATCAACCATTTGCTCCCTAGAGAATGACCTTACATTACTGGTAATAGGGGTATTACCATTCATAGTGGAGCTATTAGGTGTTTGTAATGCAAGGTCATAACCAAACTGTTTTAGTATGTCGGATAAGTTTTTTCCATGATGCTCGACTAGCCACTTAACACCACCTCCTACGCCTTCTTCAAAGTCATAGAATTGGCCTGTTTCAAGATTAAATACTAATGAACCTTTTGAACCCCAACGCCACTCGTCTGACTTTTGGACTATAGGCTCACCTAGTATTTGCCTTGCAACATCTGGTGCTATTTTTTGCCAATCGTGATCCTGCATTTAGAATGGAATATCATCGTCTGTTAGTTCTTGTCTATCTATCTGAGCTTGAGTTGCAGCAGCAACCTTGTCACTCATACTAACTTCACCATCTGCAATCATAGGTTCTTCCCATACTGGAACAACAAATTCTGCTGGTCTATTTTTCCATCCTAAAAATGTAAACAAAGGTACGTTTATATTTAGTGCTTTTAATTCAATAGTTTCATGGGTGTTTGTATATTGAAATACAGGCACTTTGCCTTTATTAGCTTCTATATCTTGATAAAACTGTATTGCAATCTTTTTAAATGCTTGATACTCACCAAAACTAAACCTAGACCACAAATATTGTTTTTTATCGTTTGTAAACAAATTAAGACTAAAGGCTTCTTTGTATCCTTCTTCTGGTTTAGGTATTTTGACAAAAGGTTTATCAGCATAAGTAGTCTCATAAGTTCCATTCCACATACCCCAACCAGTTTTAATAGTGTCTGGACATATCATTATCTTATCTAAGCTAACTACCTTACCTCCTGCATACCAATTCTTATCAGCGTTTTTATGCATAATAAAACTTGTACCAGTTTCACTTACATCGTTATCAAATATCGTACTCATTCTCTCTTTCTCCATTAATGTATAGTTTTATCTATACTGTTTATATATAAGTTCTCAAGATGTTCGTAATTACGTATCTTGTAACTCTCAAATGTTTCGTCATTAACAATTCCTAAAATTTCGCACGCCTGACATATAGATTCGTATTTACGTCTGCAAAATTTTTCAAATTCTTCGTCAATCATTTTTTATTTTGGGTAATAATCTGTCGCATAATTCTTCAAGTGGACACATATAGGTAACTTGATTAGACCTAGAAGCTGAACTAACTAACCAAGCTGGTACAACTGCATATATAGGTTTTCTATTAAATTTATATATAAGTAATGGAATAAAATCATCGCCTGCACTTTTAACAACCTGATCCCACCATGCTTGCCTATACATATTGGTATTGCTGTTGCCATATCGTTTGCACTCTATACAAAAGTTTCTAAAATAAATATCGGCTAATCCAGACTTCCATGCTTGGTCAAAATTTCTTGAAACTCTATCTTTAATGCCTTCTTCTGCAAAACATTCATTAATTTTAGTAACAATTAACCTTTCAAATGCTGCACCCTTTGTTCTACTGTTTATAGTCATTGATCTTTAAATAATAGATATATAGTGAAACCTAATAAGAATACTGAAGCTGCAAGAACGTCAAACATATAACTAAAAAAACTCATTAAACTATTAGTCATCTTGTAGATTAATTAATACCTCACGACCACTTTCGTATTTAATGTATCTGTAATGTTTACCGCAACCTTTTTGGTAATAGTAAATAGCTACATTGTTATCAGCCTTTTCTTGGGCCAATCGTTGTCTTTGTTCTTCTACACTTGTAAAGAACTCAGTCATTTTTTTGCTCTGTTTTATGTGAACAAATACCTAACTTAATTAAGAACTCACCAGCTCCTTCAAGTTTCATGTAGTTTTTATCTGCAAATTCTTTAAGTGCAGTGTGCATATCTGGCGAGAGCCATAATGCCTTTTTTTCTTTTATATTTTTATCCATATTTTTATATACTCTCCATTTTTTATTTTAAACATTTTTATAACTATTACAATTACAAGTTTGATATTTATATATCTTCCTTAATTTTTTTTAGGATGTGACATATAACTTCTATAGTCCATCCATTGCCTAACATCTTATATCTTTGGGTATTACTAACGTGATTCGTGTAATTATCTGGCACTGTTTGTAAGCGTTCGCACTCAACAGGTGTTAGCTTACGCCAGTAAACATTATCTTTGGTAACTACGTTGTCTTTTTGTACTGTAGTTAATGAATTGGTTTTACCGCCTTGTCTAAGCTCTAAGTGTTGTTTAATAGATCCATCATCTTCGTATCTACCTCTAAATGCTCCAGCTAATACCTTTGGCTCTCTATGACCACCACCGCAAGTTGTGAGCGTAGAAGATTTACCATCTTCTGAATAAACCCTTTTTATTTGGTCATGGCCCTTAATGTCTACAGCAGTTCCTACTTGTTTTGGGGTGTCGTGGGTTTCTGCAACTAAAGTCATACCATTATTACCAGCACCTTTGTACATAGTTGCAGTCATACAAAGTGATTTTTCATCTGCATTTCTATAATGCCTTTGGTTTCTAGCTGTATCTTTAACAGGATTTTCATTTGTTTCTGTTTCCAATATATCCCTTAAAACTATACCTCTTTGTTCAGGTTGTTCTATTCCTGGTATGTTAGTCCAATAAAACCTTATACGATTTTGTGCTGAAACTAATGCTGAATTAATTATAATCGGCTCAACACCCATGTATTCAGATATAACATCTAAATATTCTTTTTTCATTCTTACATTTTCTAATAAAAAATATTTTGGCTGTAACTCCTTTACACATCTAACAAATTCAAAAAACAATGCAGATCGAGGATCATCAAAAGCAAGCTGCTTACCAGCAAAACTAAAACCTTGACATGGACTACCGCCCATAATTAAATCAATCTTTGGTAGTGTTGATAGGTCTAACGTAGTTACGTCTCCCACTTGTATTATGTCAGGGTAATTTGCTTCACTGACTTGGATAGCGTACTTATCTATCTCACTTGCATAATAGTTATCTACCTTAATATTTAAGCGATTTAGTGCTATTCTTCCGCAACTCATTCCATCAAATAAACTTAAAACATTCATATTTTTATTACCTTATATTTATACCTATTACACTTACAGTTTGATATTTATAAACTATAATCAAAAATGAAGGGCATTTGCTAAACTCTCCATATACTCGAACTCTCTACTTAGCTATTTGCCCTTCTTCTTGTTTTCCAGCCAACTCTACCTTTGCACAAAATAATTTATCTTCTAATTCTTTTAACAATTTTTTTGTCCATTCAATTTGTTCTTCATAACCTGCAATTTTATTTATTAATTTATTAGTCATTTGCTACCCTCTTAATTTTTACGTAACCAGCTCTACGCTCTGGTGCTGCTTTATATTTAATTTCTTTAACTTGTTCTTTTTTTGCTGGTAGTGTTTTCCATTCAAGATTGTATTCAGCAACCCTAGCCTTGCTATGATTACCCATAGCCATCATAAGATCAGTCATTAGTTCATCCTGTTTCTCTTTGGCTATCTTTATAGTCTCTTTAAGGGCTTCAATCGTATCTATTAAATCAACTGTATCAGCACTTAATATCTTGACGTTTTCATCGTTACCATCACTAAAAATAGTTGCAGCGTGTTCAGGCGTTTCTGGCGGATAGTAATCCTCCTCATTAACCCTTCTATCAAAGTCTAATACTACCCTTGCCAGCTCGCTTTTAAACGCTTCTTCACGCTTATAGACATATATACGTAGGTCTGTTGACTGATATAGCACAATCAAAATTCCATATTCTGCATTTAATATTTCCATGCTTGTATGTAATTGATCTACTCCTAAATATTTTGGTGGCTCACCAACTGAAGGAAAATCTGAACTGCATTTACATTCAATAGGTATGTCTCCATTTAAAATAAGATCCTTATGGCCAACAACATAAATGCCATTATTAGTATCATGGCTCACTTTTAAATTAACTGCTTTACATCTTCCATCTAAGGATGCCTGGAGAGGTAATTTTGGGTGGTCTATTTTGTAATCTACTTCAGCTTCTAGTTCAGTGATACCTAAACGCCTTGCTGCTTCTTGTATTAATACAGGTTCTAATAAGTCACCTGTTGCCTGTCTATTAGTTTGATTCCATGTATCTTGTAAAGTTCCATTCTTTTCTGCAATGGCCTTTTTAAGACATCCATGCTTATCGAAAAATCTAGCCCTATCAAATAATGCACACGTTATTGATGCTGTTGCTCTAAACCAAGTTAATTTACCTACCATTTTTTGCTCCTATTAATTATGTTTTTAATTTCAGCAAGAGATTCACGTAAGGCTATAGGCTTATCAACTCCATACAACTCAATATAAGTACCAGTTATATCTTTGTAATAAGATTTGATTTTATTTAACTGAACAGTTAAAATTTTTAAAGAACCTAATTTGTTAAATCTAACAGTTCTTTTAGTTTCTTCAAGTTTTTGTAATGTATTAGATGATTTACATAAATTGGTAAAATATATATTATGCGAAGTCATATCTTCATTAAAAAATAAGGATAGCTGTTTTGGCTCATACCTACGCTGTTTGTATTTAAGAGCTGTTTTGCACATATTATTATTATCGTTTATATCTATCATAGTGTTACGTTACAACCTACGTTGCCTTTTTGTAGTAAGAATTATTAATTACATCATCTCTATCTGCATTAGCTTTCGTTTTAAGATCACTGTTTGCATATATGATTTGAGTCTGGGCTAAAGTCAATTTATTTGCTACTGAATTATTACTACGCATTAACTGTTTATAATCTTTAGCTAATTCAGTAAATATTTCATAGGCGTTTTTAATATGTTCTTTAGTCTCCAAAGGAACTGTTAATCGTCTAGCAGTTTTTTGATAACTCATAATATTAATACTCCATCTCCTACTGTTCTGTATATATTAATATATATAAAATAATAATATGTCAAGAAAAAACACATTTTTATTCTGTATATAAAAATTAAACATTTAATTTTTTAGCTTTATTTAATAAATTTGAAACACCTATTGGTGTCCAAATATCTTTACCACGTCTTGTCTTTATATTTCTAGCCATAAGTGCATTTGCTATTTGTTGCAAAGTGACAGCTCCATATCTTTGGATTTCTCTAATAATAGGAATTATCTCTTTACAGTATGTATCAGCCTGTTCTATGCGGATCTTACTTGCATTAATAGTAGCTTGATCTAAATTTACTGGATTGCCAGGCTTCCATCCAGTTGCTTTTTTTAATGCTATACCTTGCTTTGCTTTTGTCTTATACATCTCATTAGTATCTATGCATTGTAAAAACATTTGCATTACATAATATTGAAATATATCTACTCTATGATCGCTGTCTCTTATTGCTAAAATATATGGCTCTTTACTATCTAACTTCATAACGCCATTACAAAAAGCTAAACTTCTTGGTAGATGTCCTATGTTTGGAATCAATAATTTAGCACCCTTCTCATTGCATTTTGCAACTGCTTTTTCTAGCTCTGGTTTATAATTTTTTCTTACACTTGTTTCTATGTATTCATCAACAACTCTACATCTTCCATTTAGACCTTTAGTTAATAATGCTTTTGCTCTTAACTTCTCTTTTGATGATTTTATATAAACAACATATTTTCCATAAGCACTGTAGCTGCTTCTCATATCTTTACTCTCCTACGTCAACAAACGTAATTTTATAGTTACCATATATATATAATATAGATATATATATAAATATACAAATATATAACTGATAAAGTTATAAATACAAACTACCTAATTAGCCTTTTATCGTAATTTAGCCTGTTATTAAAGTTTTGTTTTACCCAGATATTACGCCTTTTTCTAAATGCTAGATAAAGAACAGTATTTATATATACAATTTTTAAGACTTTGTAAGTTATAAATCCTGCTGTAAAAAATAATAGATTTTCCATTATGCACTCCTCTTTTTATTTAATTTATGTAATTTGTATAAGTCTTTGGTGTATGCAATATCTATCTGCATATCTTCCCAAATCTCATTTTTGATTTCTTGTTTTGTAATCTGATCCTCATTACTAATAATTTTAAAATCAGATTTCTTAGGTAGCCACCATTGATGATTCAATGATTTATATTCAGCAGAAGGACTGCCACTGTCCTTCCACTTCCATTCAACTATGCCATAAGTTGTATTAGCATATTGTTTCATTACTTAATTCCGAAATAGACGTTATAAGATTTTCTTCTCTTAATTTCTTTTCTAAATTCATTAAGATTTTCAAGAGCTTTGGTCGGACAGTTGCATCCATTTTTAACAAAATTATCATCCCAGCCTCTATTTCTAACAGTCAAAATGTTGTATCTCACTCTCTTCCTAGCTCTTTCATACCAAAAAGCCAAGTTTTCATCTGTCCAATACTCATGTCCATCTTCTATACCAAGCCAATCACCTACATGTAACATAAAACCTCCATATTTATAATTAACATACCCCTATTATATATAAATATATATAAATGTATAGTTTTTGAGTTAGATATTTATAAATTATTTTATAAGTGAATTTAATATAGGAATTGAAGATAATTGATTTAAAGTATTTTTAAAGGATTCTATTTCTAAATCTTCTACTAGTGCTGATTTATCAAATGTGTAATAAGTTTGTGCATCAGCAAATGGTTTAAACATAATTCTTTTGTTAGGCATAAAGACCATAGCTAATATATCTACGTTATATTTTATATGTGTCTCAGATAGCTTTCTGCTGTTTTCACTAGCAAAAGTAAATTTACCTTTAGGTGTAATGTTTCTTGCTTTTACTTGTACTGAGTATCTTGCTGATCCTAATTCACAAATTAAATCGGCTGGATGTTTGCTTTGCGTTTCGTAGGAAAAATCACAATGTTCTAGCAAAAAGGTTTTTACCAAAGACTCAGCGTATGCACCTAGCCTGGAATTGTTTAAATGATCTTCTGCTGTTTTTGTTGACATAAGGCTAGTTGCCTTGAATTATATAATGCTCTGCTTGGTGTTTGTATTGCATATTTGCTTCTTAATAACTCCTCACTTGCTTCTAACCAGCTTCCCATTTCCATAAGCTCTCTTGTTTGTCTAAAGTTCATAAATCCACTAATGCCCATTTGGAAGGACATATCAATACATACCATTCTAGCTTTTTCTGGAAACGTCCTATAAACACCCCATACGTTTTCTAAATTTTTAGTAACTCTTTTTATATCATTATCAAGCATATACATAGCCTCATCTTCAGATATACCATTAGCATCTAAGTTACGCCCTACTCCTAATGTTAAAAACCCTTCACTGCATTTATAGGCGTGTAAGCGTAATCCTTCGTGTCTTACGAGCATATCTTTAATTTTGTCTTGATTCATTATCTGGCTACGCCTTTGACCTTCTCCACTGATCGCAAAGAACTCATGCCAAGCAATGCTAATAAGATTGTTGTAAGCTGAGAAAAATCAAACTCTAATGCTTCTAATTGTAAGTCTGTACCTGCAACAACTGCTATCCAAGTTGCAACAGGCAAAATGCAATAATGTATACCCAAACTAAATGAACAGATCCATAATATTGATGGTCTAGCAGCCGCCACGAACCAATTTGTACTTTTAGCTGCTTCTTTATTAACCTCAATTTGTGCTTTATCCAGCTCAATTAATTCTACCTGTAAATTGTGAGCTAACTGCTCTTTTAAATCTTTATCCTGGACAAACTTATCCAAGACGTTATTTGCTACATCGGCTACTGCTTTTGTAATACTCATATATTAAATAATAAAATCTTTTAGAAGAATCAATAGCATTGATACAACTATTGTTGTAAGACCGCCTTTAATCCAGTTATTTAAACCATTTATGTCATCATCTAATTTTTCGAAATGTTTAAATGCTGTAGTCCATCTTTCACTGCATTGTATTTCGTGATTTTTTAAATCATGTGCAACATCGTGAGCAGTCTTTCTAGCCATTATTTTTTAGTGTCCTTTTTAGGTTCTTCTTTTTTAGGCTCTGGTTTAATTTTATCTTCAGCAAGCATTGCTTTAATTTCTTCTGATTGAAATTTAACAGCACTTTCAGCTTTCATTGCCTGATATGCAGTTTCTTGAAATTCTTTTTGCATCCTTTGTATGCCCATAAAACATTGAATCACCCTAGCTGTTAAATTTTCAACTTTGTAGACCTCATCAAATATTGTTACTTCTTTTAAAACTTCTTCTTTTTGCATTTCTGTATTTTCCATATATTTACCCTCTCTAAAGGTTTGTTAGTTATAAAAATAAATTATATTATTTTTTTTTAAGTTTTACTATTTCTTTGCTTAATTTATCAATCTGATCTTGTTGTTCTTGTATAGCTTTAGTCAAAAGAGGTACAAGTTTGCTTTGATCTATGCCTTGATAATCAGGATTACCTTCATCATCAACTGCATCTTTTTGACCTGTGATAGCTTCAGGAACTATATCCTGAACTTCATGTGCTAAGAAACCATCAACTGTTGTATCTTCATCTGCTATAAAATTAAATCTAGCTGGTTTTAATTGTGCAACCCTATCAAGAGCATTAAAGTCGTAATCTACATTTTCTTTTAATCTGTAGTCTGAAGATGTGTTATATGCTACTGCACTTGTTCCATTTTGTGTAATACTACCAACTTGTGATCCTGTTGAACTAACAAATTGAACATATGTACAACCTGCACCACCACCATTCCACAGAGTTTGTGTTCTTGTACTTGCACCACTTCCTGTTGCATATACAACTTGTCTAGCATTAAATGCAGCATAAGTAGTACCCACAAACAAGTTACCTGAAGAATCAATTCTAGCTCTTTCTGTGTCGTTTTGACAAAAAATAGTTGGATGATTGCTTCTTGCTCCAATTATAACTTTTCCAGATGAACTATCAGTACATAAAATTTGATTTATAACTCCGCCATCTGTTTCAGTTAATTGTATTGCATCACCAGCAGTATTTTTAAAATGCAATGTTTTGTAACCACTAAAAGTAGTACCTGCACCACCTGTTCCAATTGCAACATTGCCTAAAGAATCAATACGCATCCTTTCTGCTGCGTTAGTTAGGAAGCTCATAAATCCATTTTCACGAGCTTCTAATGATGTATTAACTCCAACTTGTACTATTAAAAAACCATCATTGGAGCCTTGTCCTTGTGCAGAATCAGCCACTTGCAAGACAGCACCACCACTTTTCACAACAGATAAGTTTCTAGCAGGACTAGTCGTTCCAATTCCAACATTGCCTGATATAAAACTAAATTCTGATGAAGCAAATTGCATAGGCACATTTGCTGACCTTGCATCATTTAAAGCAGATAATCGTAATCTGCTAGAAACTTCTTGAAACTCATAGTTAAAATTAGTGCTTGTCTTAACATGAAGTGGTGAAGCAGGACTACTCGTTCCAATTCCAACATTGCCACCTGAACCACTATTTATAATTAAATCTACAGCTTCTATTGAAAGAGGAAGGATAGTTGCCGAGTCATTTCTGCTAGATATTCGTGATGTACCACCAAAATCGTCAAACCTTACACGTTGATTGGAAGCAACAGAAACATCAAGTTTTCCTGCTGGACTACTCGTTCCAATTCCAACATTGCCACCACTCGGCTGTAGAACTAAATTATAAGCTGTGCCAGTACCATCTTCTCGCATCACCTGCATCCAACCATTACCACTTGAACCATCAACACCAAGATACATTCCATGTAGTTCATTAATAGCGAGACCAAGTACACCGCTTGCAGTACCTAGTGTTGGGTATGTCGTTCCACTTGCAGCATCAACATGGAGCATTGTATTAGGACTACTCGTTCCAATTCCAATATTGCCTGAAGAATCAATACGCATTCTTTCTGTTGCACCATCAGACTTGAATATAATATTGCTATTTGCAGCAGAGTTTCCATGGTCAGCAGATAAAACTATACTTCCACTATTTTCAAATTGTAATAAAGAAAATGCTGAAGTATCAGTTGAGGTATATCTTGTTGTAACTGTTCCACTAGCACCAACACTAAATGTATTTGATGGAGAAATTCCAATTCCAACGTTAGAGCCATCAAGAATTACTTTCTCAGTGCCACCAGTAAACATACGAATTTTACCATTGCCATCTATTTCACCAGTTATTCTTGTATTTTCTCCTCCAAAAATATATTTACCACCATTACTAACCTGCATATTAGTAGCTGTAGCTGTACCTGTTACATCTATACCTGATGAGGTAGTGGCTAGTTTTGATGCGTTGTCATGGTAAAGAGTTACAGCTCCATCTGCTGAACCAATAATCATATTTTCTACGTCATTAGCTTTTCGTAAATAAAAGTTATCTGCTCTGACTATTAAACCACCTGTACCAGAATCATCAATGTAGCTGTTACTACCATCATGGTAAATCTGTAAATCTGAACCAGCTCCAAAGATAGCTTTGTCGTTATCAGCAAATAATATGTCATTACTGTTTGTTGCTAAATTACCGCCTAGTTGCGGTGTTGTATCTTCTACAACATTGTTAATAGAGACAGCTTGTACTCTTGCATCAGTGTAATAAAGATTAGTACCTTCAGATAAATTAGTTGTAGATTTATTACCAAAAGCTGTATCGAATCTTGCTTGAGTATAATAAAGGTTAGTATTTTCGGATAAGTTTGCAGTTGTAAAATTAGATATATCAGATACTTGTCCAGTAACATTACCAGTTAATGCTCCCTCTACATTAACAACTAAAGTACCTAGTGATGCTAATGTAATATTGCCTGTTGATGAACCATCGGCTGTAGTAAGCCCCATTGTAAATTTATCAACAGATTCATCCCACATAAAGATACCATTATTCTGATTACCTCTATTTATTAACATTCCAGAATCATTTACTGGTGATCCTGTTAATCCTGCATTTAATTGAAATAGGTTATCTTCGATATCTAAGTTTGTAGTATCTAAACTTGTTAGCGTGCCATTTACAGTTAGATTGCCTGCTACTGTAAGATCATTAGCTATTTGCACATCGCTTGGTAAAGTTAAAGTTACATCCCTACCCTCAGTGCCACTACCAGAAACAGTTATTTTATTGTTAGTACCAGTGATAGTTTGTACGTAATCGCCTGTTGTATCTGTTGATAAAGCTACTGAGTTAGCTTGTATGGTGCTTGATATGGTTACGTCACTTGTTCCATCAAATGAAACTGTACCTACTACATCGCCTGATAGGGCTATGCTTCTTGCTGTTGCTAGTGCTGTTGTTGTATCAGCGACTACACCTGATAAATTATTTATAAAAGTATTTGTTACTCTTGCATCAATAGCAGAATTTGCCCTAGCATCGGTGTAATAAAGATTTGCACCTTCTGCAACTGTATCTGTATCGCCTTGAGTATAAGTTAAAACTCCTGTTCCAGAGTTGTATGATAGTTGAGCTGAGTTCTCACTTATAGAAGCTCTTGCTCTAGCATCTGTATAGTATAGATTTCCTGATTCAGATAAATTAGATGTATCAAAAGGTGATAGTGTTATCACTGGTGTTAATGTTGCATTGGTATCATCATAAGTGAAACTTATACCAGTGCCATTTTGTATTAGGGTAGCTACCCTGTCATCTACTCGTTCGTTAGTGTAATAAAGATTATTAGTACCTTCGCCTAAATTGTCAGTGTCTTTAGTTGCAAGTCTAGTATCGAACCTAGCATTGGTATAATAAAGGTTACTAATACCTTCACTTATATTATTTGTATTTAAAGTTAATGAGCTTCCTAAAGAAAGTGATTGTGAATTGATAGTTACACTAGAATTTGCAAGTTTGTTATTTGCTATAGAACCAGCAAGCATAGTGTTTGTGATTCCAGATGCTTTTACTCTAAGTGCATCAGAATCTATTTCTATAGAAGAATCATCAACTGCTACGTTTAAAGTGACAGCTCCGCTAGTACCACCACCAGATAAAGCATTACCTGGAACAACGCTAGTTATATCTGCATCGTTAGTGTTTGCAATAGTTAAAGTATTATTTGCATCGCTGTAAGTTAAACTTATGCCACTACCTGCAACTAATAAATCGTTTACCCTGTCATCTGTTCTCTCGTTAGTAAAATATAAGTTTGAAGATCCTTCAGATACGCTGTCGCTGTTAAAAGAAATATTTGCACTACCATTAAAAGCAACGCCATTAATGGTTCTTGTATTAGCTAATATAGTAGCTGTAGGTGCATTGCCTGTAATATCGCCTGTAAATAAATTGTTAGTAGTTAAATTAATACCTGTAGTAATCCAAGCACTATTAGCAGAGTTTCTAATTTTTAAAACACCATTGCTTTCATCAATCCACCACTCGTAAGCAAAGGTAGTTGATGGACTAGAAGCACCAGCATTATTAGTAGCTATAGCAGATAAAGCATTGTTTAAATCAGCCCTAAAACTAGCCCCAGTCTGGTTAATTAAGTTGTAATCATGTTGAGCCATATTTAATTCCTATTTTTATTAATTCTATACCTACGTTTGATATTTATAAATCGTTTACAGCCAAATAGCATCAGCTATTTTTACAACTAATGGGTCTTGCTTAGAAATATCGTCACCTTTGCTAAAATGCTTTACTTCAGTTGCAGTTACAGGTAAATCTTCGTCATTAGGATCATCTGTTGTTATGTTGTAAACAGCCATAATAGTAGGATGTGTTGGTTCACCTTCATCCATTGGTTCTATTGCTGGATATGTTTCTATTCTTTGTATACTTCTTGTTACAGTTATTGCCATTTTATTTCTCCTTTATTTAATATAAATTGCATAATTTTAAATTAGCTATTTGCTTATCGGCTTCTACAATAGCTGCGTTTAAATTGGTTTCAGTTGCTAAATAATCTATTTCATTGTTTCTATAAACTGCTGGTATTTCAAAATAAGCGTTATCGCTTGCTCTTGTATAAGTACAAAAATCTACAAAGTTATCTTCTTCTCTTTTGACGTAAACTATATTCATGCCACAAAACCTAGTAAGACTGATTGAAATTGACTACCTGAAGCTGGTGTTGTTGCTGTATAGCCTAAATCCCAGAATCTTATATTAGGTGCTGGACTAAAATAACTACAGCTTATTCTATTTGTTGTTACAGCAGTTGCATTACTTCCAGCTAATGTAGTTCCTACTGTTGTTATTGAAGTCCAACCTGCATTGCCTGTTGGTGTTCCGCTAGTATCATATACATAAAAAAACGTATTACCTTCATCTGTATCGTAAAAACCCCATGTAGGATTAGTAGAATATAAATCGCAACTGCTGTCGGTAGTGCTACCAAAACCACCATTTATAGTTGCTGAATATCCTCTAAAATTTTGACCATAAAAAGTAGTTGTTCCAACTGTAATACTTGGACTCCAATCAAAATTAGATTTACCATAAAAATCAGAGATAGATATTGTGCTGTTTCCAGAAACGCCTGCTAAAGTTCTAAGACTAGCTTCACCTAAAGATGAAGTAGCTGTTGCACTTCTTCCTAGTTCTAAATTAATTGATCTATTCGTAGTTGTACCGCCAATAGATAAAGTTCCTGATGTAGCTAGTGTCATGCTGATATCCTCTGGTTTAATTCATCTATTTGCCTTTGTTGGTCTTTGACAGTTTCAATTAAATAGCCAACTAAATTGCCATAAGCTACTGACTTAGTACCTATTTCATCATCTGCTGTTAATACTAGCTCTGGTGCTATTTCTTCTATTTCTTGAGCTATAACACCACTACCTTTTACGCCATCTTTAATAAAGCTAACACCTCGCATTTGTAATACTTTTTTACTGTCTAGTGTTTTTATGTTTTCTTTTAATCGTTTGTCTGAAAAGGCTGTTACGTTGCCTGTAGAAGTAATTGCACCACTAGCAATAGTTCCCTTAAAGTAAGCATTACCAGTAGTTCTTTGTATATAGGCATCAATATTATTCCAAGTACCAAAAGTTACGCCCAAAGAACCCTGTATATTAATTGCTCCAGAGGACTGAGTTGTAAAACTACTGCTTTGCCAAACATTAGGAAAGATGTGTATTGATGAATTATTAACATAATTGTCGTAAAATCTAAATACTCCATAATCACCACTTCCACTACCAAATTTTATATCAAGACCTTGATTAGCACCTGAACCAGCTCCGAAAATAGCTTTTGTTGTAGAAGTGTTACTAAAAGCTCCTGTACTTGTAATACCTGCAATATTAGTTAGGTTTCTTGAGCCATCCATAACTACAGTTTCGCCCATAGACCAGCCACTAGAATTTACCT